AGTTGTAGATGCAACTTCAATCAAATTTTCAACTTTTGAAAATGTTCTTGTTGTACTATCGACTGAAGAATTTAAAACACTAACAGTCAATGTTGATGTGTCTACGTCTTTATTTGGAATTAAAAATCTTTGATCCGAATCATTCAGATTTACCGAATATCTTCTGTTAATATATCTTCCCTCTTTAAGGGACATTGTTGCGCTATAAACACCAGCCAATGGAGTAATAATCACCGAACTTGTATTCAAAAAGTTAAATGCTTTTCCATCTACTGTACCTCTAAAAGAAGTATATGCAGGAATAGTCACACTTGTTGGAGCACCCGTAACAGTTAAAGTTGCAGTTCCGCTAATAGATGCAGATGTGACTGAACGTGGTGTGTAGTTTAAAGACTTTGCTAAGTTGACAACAGAATTTCTTTTTTGAGCCGTTGCCAAAAACGATTCAGCCGCTACCATATTAAGATAAAAAGAATTATAATATGTATTGTATGCCAACAAGTCCAACAAAACATTGAGTCCAGAGCCTTCAAAGTTATAGTCTCTGAATTGATCTTGCGCTTGTAGATAGGATTTAAAATTAGTTTTTATTCCTTGAAAATCTAACGCATCTAGTTTTAAATTATTGTCCGATGCCATTATGCTATCCTTTTGACTGTTGTAGTTATACTTGAAATTATATTCGTATTTTTTATTCTATACTGAATTTGTAAATAAATTCCATCATCACTAAACGTTGGTAGAACTTCAATAACATCAATTCTGGATTCATAATTTGTAAGTGCGTCATACACACTATCTTTTATACTATTTTTAGTAAAAACATCTGGATTAGAGAATAAATAATTGCCAATTGTGCATCCGTATTCTGGATAAAATGGTTTTCTACCTCTAGGAGTTGTAATCAGATTTATTATTGAACGCTTAATGGCTAAATCGTCTACAATAGGACGTACATCACCACTCACAGGATGAGGGGTGAAATCTAATGAAAGGTCTTTGTAAAAATTTAAAGTAGCCATTTTTTTCTTTTATTTATATCTGTTATTCTACCGTTTTAGCGTCTTGAATTTCTTTTCTACGTTCTTTTGCGGCTTTGGTGAACTCAGCTAATGCTTTTCTTGCTCTTGTTCCTGCGGCTTTGTTTCCTTTTTCGTCAAACTTTGCACTTTCTGCAAGATATGATTCAAATAAATTTACTAAGTTTTCGTGATTTGTCATTATTATTTCCTTATAAAATGTTGACATTTGCTTGACAGTATGCTATATTACTGTGTAGACTGTGATTTTAGATATCTGTTATGACTGTGATTGCTGTATTAGGCACTAGCGCAGTCGTTGGAGTGTTCAATCTTTCTTCGATTATTGATATTCTTGTAAGTAATGCATTTAGCGTAATGGTATTTGCACTATCAGAAAATATCAAATTGTTACTTCCGTTCAGTGTTAAATTTTTAGTTGAAGTTATAACACTATTATTAGAAGACTGAATTAAAAAATCACTGCCATCGATAGTAATGTTATTTGACGAATCTATTGTTACGTTGCTTGTATTTGCAATTCTAATTGTAGCATTGTTTACTTCCCACAAAACATCGTTTTTATCAACAACATTAGCAAAGTTTCTAGTCATGTTTGGTGGAGTACCGAAATACTCAGATGCCGCTTCCGGGATTGCGGGCAAGTATCCAAGAATCGCCGGCTCTTGTGCAGACAATGAATCTAAGAAGAATCCAAAAACCCACTCACCCAATCTAGGTGTTCCATAAAGGTTTGGAGTGTTTAGGGGGTGAATAGTTAACGCCCACGGCAAGTCTTCAGTCGGAACTAAATTCGTCTTCTTTGCTGGATGATAACCAAAGCATCTGACTTTGCATCTACCTAGTGTCAGAGGATCGTTGATATCTTCAACAATTCCAATCCACCAGATAAATCCATCATGTCCTAAAAAATTTCTCATCAATTATCCCACATTTTTAAAGTATTGAATTTGTCTTTCTTGGTCTGCAACCCATTCATCTGATGGCTTGCCTTCGCCTTTGTAGTAACGCAATGGCTTGCCAGTTTTCTTAGAAACCAACGCCCACTTGCCGTCTACTTGTTTAAGTGTTTCAATTAATTCTGGACCATAAACTTCTTCTTCCCACTCTTCTTGTGAAACAGTAGTGCCTTGTATAAAATGTTTAAATTTTTTCATAGTCTGTCTAACTCTGATGTGTCTACTGCGCCTGGAGGAACATTGTCTTTAATCCAAGTGAGTAATTGTTTTTTCACATCAAGTTCTGTCTTTATGGGCTTTCCTGGTTCTTTAAGCGTCAAGTATTTAAAGTCTTTAATAACAGGATTATCTCTCTTGTCTCGGTATGGTTCATTTGTTTTTGGATCAAGTACATAAATTGTATTCTCTTTATTATTTAGAATGACATAAATGCCTCCCTGTACTGAGGGTGGCATAGATTTAGTTACCAAATCATACACGGTTCGGGCGGCACCTACATGAGTCGAAAGCAAAATATCTTCTGGCACAACTCTAGGGCGAGTTTTGTTATTTTCTATTGCAATTTGATAATTTTGCAGAACCCAAGATAAGTGAATGTTCTTTGGTTCATATCCAGCGGCAAACAGTTTCGGCAAAACATCTGTCATGTCAGAAACTTCTTTGAATGTACTGTCAAATATGATGTTTGGTAATTGCCCTTTTTCAGCGCCAGCAAGCATCAACTCTAATGTCTTGTCTTTTGAACCAGTAGCACGAACAAGTACGTGTAGGATGTATACATGCGTTGGAGTTTTCAAATCCAATTGACCCATCTTTAAGTTCTTGTCGGTTAATTCTCTTTGAATAAGTTCTTTATCTTTCTCAGAAATCTTGTCGCCATACTTGTCTAGCAAGTTTTGGGTTGTGAATTTACCAAGTGCATCTAACTTTTGAAATGCAATTTTCAATTTATCAACGTCACGCACTTTAAATTCTGATCCTTGCATAAAATGTTGAACAGCAAAACTTTTACCAGACGCCGCACCACCAGCAAGGAACACAATCTGCCCATACTTTGCGCCTTTGTTATAGAGAATTTGTTTCTCTATAAGTTGATATGCTTTGTAGTCTTTTAAATCTACGTATTCTGAAAATTTAAGTTTCATGTTGTCCTTTTATTTCCTAATGCAGTTTTAATGCTTGCTTTAATGTCTTCAAATGTGTCATCATATTGTGTGTGTTTATCAAAATTTAATGGAGATGAGCCTCTACTCAAATGGATTGTTTTTACATATTGTGTCGATGACATTGAATGTATTACCGCAGTCACAAGATATTTACCGGAGTAAACTGGATCAAGTTCTGGAAATGCTGACTGAGGATTCAACATAACAGAAATTTGACTCGGTGTTGCAAAGTTTACAACGTTACCAACACCAATTGTATTTGTACCACCTTGAATGTCTACAGAAATTTTAAACATACTTTTTGAGAGTTGTCCATAGATATGATTACCTAACCAAGATTCTCTATTGACAGACTCATTAATACTTGAAAGAATTAATTTTCGTCCAGGCGTTTCATTTCCGATATCATTGTATGTGTTGAAAATGTTCAATGTGCTAAACAATTTATTTGAATAGAAATCTTGCGTTTCGTCTTTATCATCTGCATAGTTTATTTTTTGAACTTTATAACTTCTGTTGATGGGATTAATTGACGATATCGTGCTATTATAAAATCCTAATAGCATACCACTCATATGATTAAAATTTTCTAATCTTTCATATCTAGAAGCACGAATTGTAGCACCCTCAAAGGTTGCATTAATTTTTGGTGCAAATACAATTGTTTTCGCTGGAATATTCTGTGCATCTTTTATTAGTTTTTCTACACTACCAAAATAATGAGAAGCTGTAAATGGTGTTCCATCTGGATAGTTACCATAAATCGGAACGAATCGTTCAAAAAATACAAAATACTTATCTTTAGTGCATGATCTTTGTGCTAGATAGTCAATTACTTTGTGTGGAGAAACGCCAGTACTAATAAATGGAGTTGTTAAAGTTATTTTTGGATCTTCAGTAATCAGATCATTTGAACTCATTTCTTTATAAATTGAAGTGACTGCTTCCAAAACTGTAGCGTTTTTATAACTTTTAAACAAATTTTTCTTCAGCGAGTTAACAGCCGATTTTGATGTGAAAAATATATCAAACTTACTCAGCAAACTTAATGGTGAAACTGAATTCTTTGAAATTTTATGTACGATTAAATCTTCTCTCCAAATGATAATGTCATCACTATTTGGTTTGCACATTTTCAATATGAGAGTTTCACCTCCATGAATTACGAACTTCTCCAAGCCACCTGCGCTATCAGTAATTGTCAATTGCCCACTAATGCTTGACGTAAAAAGATTTTCTTCTACGACTAAATTTGAAAAATAACCTTTGATATCAATTTGATTTCCATCATTCATCAGTAATGCAATTTTTTTAAGTTCAAATGTACCACCAATATTGTTTGGAACATTAGAATCTTTTTTAATAACAACTTTATTGCCAGTCAATGTATTATTAGACGAACCAGAAATTGACGAGTCATTGCTCTGCTCAAGTCTATTTCGAGTAGTTTGTTTTAAAATTGCCATTTTATCTCACTGGTTTGTATAATAACGATTTTAATTCTGATTGAATTGCACCAATTATATCTGTTCGAATAAGTTTAATTTTTGATTTATTATTATTTTTTCTTAGTTCGTATTCGTATATTGTCTCAGAACTTCTTTTTGAAATACTCAATGCATTGTATGTTGTTGCATCAATGATATCTTTGCTTGCATTGTAATAATATTGTGTCGTAGACAATGTGGTCGCAATACTACCATATTTTTCAATTAAATATTCTTCAAAGTCCGTGTTACTCTTAGGCCATTCGTCATAGATGTTATAAATTTCATTTGTCAGTAAAACAACCCAATCTAGGTTTGAATCACCATAAAATTTATGTGCAACGTTATCAGGTCTTTCTCCATTTTTAATAGTATATGGATTAAAAGAGATGCCTCGATAGTCTCTTAAAAAACTTTTAATTTTAGTAGACTGTGTTATGTCAATTGCTTTAAGGAAATCATATTCGTTTACCTTGTATGCTATTTTTGGGTATAAAGTAAATATGCTCATTATAGTAATACCGTTCCGCTTAAATATTGTTGCGAAGCCTTAGGCGCAGTAATAAGAACAGACTCTCTTAGTGAAATTGTTAAGTTAACGTCTGTTGGAAAATATTGACTATTGTTTCCTTTGCCATCAAAAAATGTCATTTTGTTTGATGCACCATAATCTACCGATACAGTTTCAATCATACAAAATTCTGATCTAAATAGCGTGACTATATCTCCTTCACCGTCTTTTTTGTAAAGAATTAACTCAAATTTGCACATGTCCGGATAACCAAACGTAAAAACTTGTCCACTATTCTGAACAATTGTGTCGGCGGCCGCCTCATCTGCATCGGTTAATATTGATTGTCTATTTAAAAAATCTCTTAATGCTGCCTGATACTCTTTATTTTCTGTACCACCTTCATACGCTTTTTCATCTGGCGGCACTTCATCTCCAGTTTTCAACAAGTTATTTGGATCTGCTCTTCTCCCAAGGTCTTCAATCGTACTATCAATACTACCTGTTTCTGTTCCTGTTCTAGGTGACGATGCAACTCGGAATGATGAAATAATCGACAACATAGTTTCTGCTTCATCTAAACTGTGTGGTTTCATAATAAAAGGCAATTGAAATCGTCTAAATGTTGGACCTTGATAAATCAATTGCTGAAAGTTATTCAACATGATTCTTTGTAAAAATTCAATCTGAGTTTTTCCCGATTGACCAGCACTCGCAACATATCCTGTTGCACCAGCAACACCCTGCACAATTTGTTTCTGGAGACCTTCAATAAACGATGATCCCAATCTGCCTAATGCCTTACCCTCTTCTCCTTCAAATATACTTTTGCCAGTTGGACTTCCCATGATGCCCTGTGCTTCTTGATAACCATTGGTTAACGTAGAATTAAAGGTGCCTCCAAGTCGCACATAAATAGTTGGTGCGCTGGATCCAGATAAAGGAACACCTTTAGTATCATAAAATACAAATTTAGCCATCGGCACAACAAAGTCTTGGCTTCCATAATCGGAACCAAAAACTAAACCTCCTGTTGAAGGATATGATGCGATACCTTGTGGAATGCCAAATATAGCATCTGTTGCCATTATTACTCCTATTTAAACTTTAAAGTATATTCTATTTATGTCATACAAAGGTAAATTTAAACCTAAAAACTATCAAAAGTACAAAGGTAACCCAACTAATATTACATATCGTAGTTTGTTGGAACGTAGATTCATGGTCTACTGTGATGAAACTCCTTCTATACTTGAATGGTCTTCTGAAGAAGTTGTTGTGCCCTATGTGTCTCCGGTTGACAATAGATATCATAGATATTTTGTTGATTTCTGGATGAAGTACAAAGACAAAAACGGAGAGATAAAATCTGTATTGATTGAAGTCAAGCCAGACATACAAACACGCCCTCCAGTTAGAAAAAACACACCCAATGGCAAACCAACTAGACGATTCATCAATGAAGTGATGACATGGGGTGTCAATCAAGCAAAGTGGGAAGCCGCAACAAAGTACTCAATTGAAAGAAATTGGGAATTTAAAATCATAACCGATAAAGATTTGAGATAAATAGAAGTATGATATTCGATAACATACTCATTCAAGGCGCTAGACAAG